ATTTAAGTCTACTACTCAAACACCTGTACCAATCAAGCCAGAAATTAAGAAGCGCTGTGATCTCTCACTGCCTGATATGAAGGGCCTGTTTGGATAGTACTACTTGACCTTTGACCTCCATTTTATGGACTGGCAAGTACCCAAAAGGGTGACAGCCGGGAATAGACCGGCAACCTAATTACTAAGGAGTTGTAATGGACATGATAAATCTAAATGATAATCAAAGCTACATTGACCAGCTATTCGAAAACCTCCCTGCTCTATGTTCATTAGATAGAGAGGAAATGATAACTATCGCGTTAATGTTTGCAGTTAGACCAGAGAATCTGGATACATTAATAGAACATTATAAAGAGGAAGATCTGCAATGACAGTACAAGTTAATGATCATCTAATATTAGTATCCGGTAAAAGCGCTACTGGGAAAAGTGCTAGCTTGATGGCTATGGATAAGCCAGAAGGGATTATGTATTTAAATTGTGAGAATGGTAAGAAGTTACCATTCAAGAATACATTTAAATGTCTCACTATCACAGATCCTACTATGGTCTATCAGGCGTTCACTGAGTCAGAGAAAATGCCAGAAGTGCACACTATCGTCCTAGATACTTTAACGTATCTTATGGACTTGTATGAGAGTACTAAAGTACTGAATTCTGCAGACACCATGAAAGCATGGAGCCATTACGCTCAATATATGAAAGTACTTATGTCTCAAGTGGTAGCTAAATCTACCAAAAACGTAGTCTTCCTAGCCCATACCTCAGATATCATGAATGAAACTGAATTGATATCCGAGACCATGGTTAAGGTTAAGGGCTCTTTGATGAATCAAGGTATTGAAAGCTTTTTCACTACTGTGATCTCAACAAAGAAAGTCGCTTTATCTAAGTTAACAGATAAAATTGCTAAGTCTCCTCTGTTTACTATTACTCCAGAAGAAGAAGCTATGGGGTTTAAATACGTATTTCAGACTCGACTTACTAAAGAGACTGTTAATGAAAGAATCCGCAGCCCTATTGGTATGTGGGCTATGGAAGAAACCTTTATTGATAATAACCTTCAGAACGTATTGGACCGCTTACACAAGTTCTATATTTGATGTTAGAATACCGTGGTGGTACCGCAGTATTAGAGCCACGGTAAACTTATCTGCTGCAGGGTAGGACTGCTATCGCCTTACTTATGGGGCACTACCTCCTTATAGCAGGGCCTAACTTAACTGAAGTGTTATAAAATCACTAGTCCTCCCTTTCCTTTGAGAGGGAGGCATTTTATTCTTTGGAGCTGAGGTAGTCGTGTCTTAACTCTGAGTCTTAGGATTATGATCTCCCTCTGCCCTTTACTCCATTACTATCTTAGTACCAAAGAATCCAAACTTAACTAAAGGAGCTTTATGCGTAAAGCACATAAGTGGGAAGGCCGTATGATTGGAGAAGCTAAACGATGGGCTTCCTATTCTAAAGACCCATCTACTAAAGTTGGTGCAGTGATCTATCATCCTGTTAGAAACTCCATAGTTACAACTGGCTACAATGGATTTCCTAGAGGTACCGTAGATGACCCTGAGCTGTACGCAGATAAATCTCGTAAATATCCTAGAGTTGTACATGCAGAAGCTAACGCTATTGTAGATGCAGCTTACCAAGGCAAAAGTACGGGCGGTATGTACTTAGCCATTACTCACCCACCTTGCGCTGACTGTGCTGGCATTATCATTCAAGCGGGTATCAGACATATTGTGTTTGAACACTCTGATGATGATATGGCTAGGCATAATGCAGATGAAGCATTAGAACTATTCAATGAAGCCAAGGTACAAATAATAGGAGTCACTTTTAAATGAAAGAGGCCAAAACTATACTGTCAGAAAACTTAGTATTTGCTGCTACAGAATTAGGCTTATGTTTATCACATGAGTTAGTAGCAGAATCTCTAAAAATGAAACCAGGAATGTCTTTAAAAGAATTCGCAAAAGTACTAGATGAATACACAGCAAGAGCTAAGGCTGCTTGCGCAACTATTGAAGTGTACCCTACTAGTACGCCGTCTAGCTAATAGACACGAATCAGCAATATCGCTATTTTATAAATTAACAACATGAGGATCTAATTATGAGTGAATGGGAATTACCCGCTAATGTACAAACAACTACTATCGAACGTGTCGGTGGTGGTTACGCTTGGGAGTCGGGTGTATACGACGCTGTTGTAAAGATGGTGTATATGAACCAATCCGCATCTGAAGCGGTAAGCTTCAATGTAATCTTGGAAAACTCTGCAGGTAAAGAATTAAAAGAGTCTTTCTGGATTAAATCTGGTAAAGCCAAAGGCAATAAAACCTACTATACAAAAGATAAAAAGGACTATCCACTTCCTGGATATTCAGTCGCTAATTCTTTGTGTGTAGCTGCTACCGGTGACAGCTTAGCTAAATGTATGGCTACAGCTGAAAAGAAAACTATCAACATTTACAATCCAGAGCAGAAGAAAGAAGCTCCTACGGAACGTCCAGTGTTGATGGGTCTACAAGGTAAGCCTGTTAAAGTAGCTGTTCATCAAGTTACTGAAGACAAGACTGCTAAGAATGCAACGACTGGGACTTATGAACCTACAGGCGCATCTAGAACTATTAATGAATGTAAGTTCTTCGGCAACATGGCAGGACAAACTGCTGAAGAAATTCTTTCAGGTACAGATGGTGTTATGTTTGATAAATGGGCCGAGAAGAATACCGGCAATGTTATTGACAAAACTACCAAGACTGTTGGTGGCGCTTCTGCGGCTGCCATTATGGGGGGGTCTCCTGATCCTAAATCTGCAGGCTCACTATTTGGTGGGTAGTGCGAGTATGCGGAATTGATCCAGGGACCAGTGGAGCTATGTGTGTGTTGGATTCAAAAGATCCAACATACACTGCTCTCTTGGATTTAAAGAAAAATAGTATATATGAAGCTACTAAGTGGCTACATAATCAACAAGTAGATACTGCATGGTTAGAGAATGTTCATTCTTTATTTGGAATGTCAGCTAAATCTAATTTTGGATTTGGTAGGAATTTTGGCATAGCATTTGCAATAGCCAAAGTGGGAACTTCCGATGGCTCTATCCAGCAAGTCACTCCTAAAATATGGCAAAAATATGTAGGCGTTACTGTTAAAGGTAAAGCTATTAAACAAGAAGTAGCTAATATAGCTCAGACTATCTACCCCTCTGTTGTGATCCATGGACCGCAAGGAGGATTACTAGATGGAAGATCTGATGCTTTAATGATAGCCCATTATGGACTTAACCATTAGGAATAATTATGAAAATTGAAATAGATATCGATATAGAAGCTATTGTCCGTGAGGAAATCCGTAGCTACATCAAAGATAATTTAGTTATTAATAATGTATCAAGTAATCCTTCTACAGTAGCAGATACGGTTACCGTAACTCTTAACGAAGAAACCCCTACACCAATTACTACTAGATCCCGGCCTAAATCAAGACCTAGAGGACCTCGTGTTAACTGGGAATTTTCTCAGAAGCCAGGACGTAGACGTACTACAGCTGAGATTGCTATGCATAAAGTAGAACGTGATCTAGGACGTACACTTACTCCAGAAGAGAAAGGACACGTCAGAGCTAATACAGAAATTGCCGAGTCGGCAGAAACTCAAGCTAAAGAGGATACCTTAAAGAAAGCTAAGTTTGATAAGTTAGCTCAAGCAGGAATGGCCGCAGCCTCTAAAGAATTAGCTGAGGAAGCTAAAATATCTGAAGCGCCTAGTCAGGGCATTAAGGAAAATATAGAACCTCGGGGAGAGGAGCTGGCTGCGCCCACTTCTACTCTGTTTGGTAAAGCACCAGTAGAACCCTGTGTCGAGTCAGAGTCTGCTGGCCAACCAGAGAATACCACAGAAGAGGCTACGATACCAAAAGCTGACGACTTAAAAATACTTAACTCATTATTCTCGTAATTTGCGGAGATTTATTATATGTCAAAGTTATCTGAACGAGGAAAAGCTGCGTGGGTCACTACTAAAAGCTTATTGTATACCGCTATCGTTCTTGCTTTCATCGTAGCTTGTTTAGTAGGCGGGTTAGCGCTGTTCCCTATATTATTAATACTTACACTAGGTTTAGCGATATTTGCTTACTTTAAAAATACTAATAAAACTTAACCAAATACATCTTTAAAATACTTAGCAATTAAGTCTGCACCTGTAACATTATTTGCTTCATCCCATAAGTCATCTAATTGCATTACATTAGGTTTAATATCTCCAGTAACCCAGGCACTATTTAAATTACCTAGTGTAGGTATCCCGGTTGCGTACTGTATGGCTGCTGATATACCTACACCTGTAGGACTAGAATGCACTAGCTGCCTAGACGCTCTTTGATTACGTAGGAAATAGGATAAGAACGACGTGGCTCCTATTGCATCTAAAGCTTCTAGTGCTGGTGCCAATGTTTCATCAAAGAGCACAAGAGCATTAAGAGAATCGTGCATTGCTACTGGGAAAGGAATATTGCGTACTTGCGTAGCATGTTCAATCATTACATACCTACCTAAGAAGTCTGTCATCTGAACAACTTTCCGAGACAGTTGGTAAGGAGCGCTTGATTTACTCATAAACATTACAGCTGCCACATCACTAAAGACAGTAGGAACTTTATTTAGATGCTTAGCATACTTTTCTGCTTTAAGCCCTCTTCGTAGTCGATTAACATACCCATCAATTTGCGCATCATTAATATCTTCTACAATTAATGAGTTTACTCCGGCAAGACTCATACGATGAATTTTGTTATTCTTAATGCGTATTTCTAAGGCTCTAATTTGAATTGCTTCCGGACTAGTATCAGATAATTTCTTAATAGATTTTCGATGCTTAAGTTTATCACGCTCTTCTGTGTCATCACGGTAACGTTTGTATTCTGTATACCCTTCTAAAATCTTATAGGCTGTATACGATAAAGGAATTTTCTTCATCGTTAACTGAGCTATATTTGAATGTATGTTATTGATAATTACTTGAGGCATAGCAATAACAATCCTATCTTT